CTGGTATCCGCCGATTAACTCATTTTCTGAGGTTCCATCGCGCAAATTTACCGAAGTGTTGAATCTCCGCTTCGGGACTTTGATCACTTTAGAGAAACTTTCAAAAGCGGCTTTGCTCTTGTAGGTTTCGATGTTCTGAATCAAATCATGACCTGAAGCGTTTATGAACAAAATCCGGTTTTCTTCGGGGACTTCGTCTTCGTCCATTTGGGTTTTTGCAACGCGCAGAGCCGCTAACCAGGCATCGCCGGTTGTCAAAGCTGCCGGAGTTGCCGCGCTGATATCGTCCAAACCAGCATACAGCGCAAACCGGAACGCGTCAATTTCAGGCGCTACTTTTGTCCGCAGAAATTCAGACGACAACTTACCAAACGCCATTCCGGCGGTTTCTTCGTTGTCCATCGCGTCAACGGTAAAGGTACGACCGCGGTCGTAATTGAACGTCACAGTTTCGTACTCGAAAGTGACATCGCCCGCGACATACCCAGACGCGCGAGAATAATCCGCCAACCCGTCCATGCTAATTTTCGGGATAATGATTTCGTTTGCGTTAGTTCCAGCACGAACCAACGAGGCGTCTCCGTCCAAGACAGAACTGACAGACGCTTTTTGGTAAACTTCATCCAGCAAATCGACATATTTTTTGAAATATGCAATTGAATTAGTCATTTAATTTCTCCTTTTTTATTTCGGGTCTAACCCCATAATCGCACGAATTTTGTTGTCGTTAAGCTTCGAAGTATCAACATCGCCCATCCCGGGCATGTCAGCCGGCTTATTCGGATTTTCGAAAATTCCTTCTTTGTCTTTTGTCAGCTCAGTAAAGATTTTTTCGATTCCTTTTCCGGCGTTTTTCGGATCAGACAGCGCTGTTTTGATATCCGCAATCAAAGCGTTTTTGGTGTAATCATTGACAAATTTCTTTTCACCAAATGTTGAAAGTATGTTATTTGTTAAAGTCTCGTCAGCTTTCGCTTTTTCGGCTTCCGCTTTTTCAGCGGCAATTTTCGCTTGTAAATCCTCAAATTTCTTCTTGAGCTCAGTAGATGAGGAGGCCTGCTTTTCCAATTCCCCGATTTTCGCTTCATACTGAGCCAAATTTTCTTTAGATTTCTGCGCTTCTGCTTCAGCCGCCGTGATCTTGCTTTTCAACGCTTCAACGTCTTTTCCGTGCTCTGCCATGATCTTATCGATTGCTTCATCCGTCAGCCCTTCAATCGATTTCAAAAATTCGCGTTTCATTTTTATTTCTCCTTGCTCGCTACGCTTTTTTACGATGGTCGCATCATCTGTGCTTTAGCCCGATTACGCTCGGCTTCAGCGAAATTAACAAAAAAAGCGGGCAGAATTCATAATCAGAGTTTTTACGCTCTATTTACAAGATCCGCCCGCTGAGTTTCAGCCTGAGGCGGTAAATCTATTCAGTTGTCTCTTTTATTATAACATATTTTACGCGTATATATTAATTTATTTCGACAAGTAAAAAGATAATTATTCAATAACTTTCCCAACTTTTTCAATTCCTAAATCTGTCAGTGTTCGAAGCGCCGGAGCGCCGCCCCAAACAGGATTTCCTTTGATGTAGGCAAGTGAATCTAAACTAATCCGCCCTTCTTTCCATGCGGTGAAGCGCGATAATCCCATCTTTGAAAGTTGTTCTTCTGGTGATAATTCCTCAAACCATTCTTTTCCAGTTTGCCATTGGGGGACGTTTCCGCCGATCGTAATGGCTATAGTTGCACATTTTCCATTTGGGTGGTCGTCAAACTCTGATTCCACGCTGTATACCTGCCCGTCAAGCATTAAACAGGCAAGGCAAGCAGTAGGCTTATAAACACAACGCTTATATGCAGTCACAACGCCAGATTTTCGGTATTGCTCAGTAGTGGACAGGCGGTAGGCGCGGTTGATTTCAGTGCGCGCAATCATGACGGAACGCTGATAGCTCATCGTTTGCGCCGCGTTTAGCATATCTTGCGCTATTTGCTTATAACCCTTCCCAATTGCCAGTCCGTTAGATAATGCCTTATTTAATTCAGTGATTGAATCCGTATAATCCGCTTTAAATAGCCGATTCAATGGAGAACCGTCCTTTAACATCCCAATTGATGCTTCAAATGCGGATATGTTTAGACGTGTCCATGAAGGTGAATCAACGTCATAACTTTTTAAGATTATTTCATTTGCCGATTCCAACCCAAGATTGATATTTTTAGTCTGATTTTCGGTAATTACGTCAATAACTTTATTGTCGTACCAATCTAATTCTTTTCGCAATTGCTCACGATAAGATAAATATCGTTTTGTCGTGTGGATATACTGGTCATAAATCTCTAAACCTTGTGCCTGCCGCTCCAGAATTTCCCGTGCCAGTTCTTCCAATTCCCCGATAAGTTCTGATTCAACTTTTACCCATGCGCGTGTAATCTGCGAAAGTGCGGATGATTCCCGATGATCCAGCTCTTTCCGGTATTGATTAACTACGCGAATAACTTCCGGTTCTTTAGACATTCAAGCCTTGCGCATCTTCCATCATTGTTTTTTCAAGCAATGCTTTGGCCAAAGTGGCTTTTTTCTCTTTTATTTTGTCTACCCGCGCTCTGGCATCTTCCAGCGTTTCATCAGACATCAGATACATGCGAATTTCCGCCGGTTCAACCGCCCCCACGCTTTCCGCCTGCATATACTGAGCAAAAGTTTCGCTGGATGATTCAATCAATGAATATGACCAGTCAAAACGAATATCATATTCAGCCATCGGAGTCAAACTGTAAAAATTTGCCAACACATTACACGCATACGTAAAATCATGAATTCCACGCTCCAAAGAATCGCGGATTGCTTCAATTAGCGCGTATGTGTCATACATACTGGCTTTTATTTCCGTTGCAGTTGCGCCACGGCTTTCCGGTTGCGTCAAAATGCCCTTCGAAGTTCCAACCTGCTTTTCCAGCAATTCAAATAGGTTAACCAGCCGGTTATAGTACGAAACGTCACGAAATGCCGGATCAAACACGCTCCAAAAGGTCTGATTACTCTGTCCAAACGCGCCCGTGAAGCCCTTGAATAAGCCTGTTTTCGGCAGTTGATTTGTCGTTTTATCGAATAGGCGATCATCCACCCCGACAAAAACCTCTTTTCGCTTGTATTCCTTTTCAACTTGCGTCAGACAATCATTGATTTGGTTGATAATTTCTGCGCATCCATAGGTAATCGGAACGCCATACATATCTTTTGTTTGTCGATTATCGATAGGGGATTTGATAAATGCGAATAGAATCTGATCAACGTTACCTATGCGAATCTCTTCCGGTATGTTTTCCCATTCAGAAACCGTATCCAACGAAACGCTTCCGCCTGTATCAATCATGGCTTTATTGCGGATAACCTGAGTAGTTCCCTCAAGTTGGTAATCTGTAAAGCGGTAATAACGCTTATTGTCCCTGAAAATCGAATCGGCTAAAATCGTTGCTCCGATAATCTTGTCACCTTGCATCTTATTAATCGAAATGCGATCTTGCGCGACAACGTCAAAATAAATCTTGCCATCCGTAACGTATGGAATCAGCGCAATTCCGCCTGTTCCCAACATTCTGGACGTGATTTTTCGGGACTTTATCCATAACCTTTGGAGCGTTTCATCCAACAAGTCAACGCGCTTTGTAGGTTCTCCGTCATCAGGAGGAATCACGGCAATTTGACTTTCGGCAGTCACAAAAGTACTCAGTTTGTTCGCAAAAATTGCCGTAAAATTGATGTTTTCAGTGTCTTCGTAAGACGTTGTAAATTCATAGTTCTTTTGATATTCTGCTTCTGTCGTTGCTGATTTAACTCCGAAGAAACTCAGAATCCATTCTCTAATGCTTTTCCAAATATCACTCATAATTTCTCCTTATTTCCGCTACTCAGCAAAACGCCCAATATAATACTCCCATGAGTACTCAAACGAATCGAGGATATCGATGTTGCTGGTTCCATTGTCCAGCCGGACATCTTCCCCGATCTTTGTTTCATCCCAGACGGCATTTTGTAAACCATCGGCCAAATCGCCACATTCGCCGCGAACCATAAAAAATCTGTTGGCCGCCATCATTAAGTTTGTCGCCCGAATCCGGTCAATAATCGGATGTTTGATGCTGTTGTAAATCGCGTATTTTGTACGTTTTCGAAACGCGTTAATAATCGTTTGCTCGGCGCTGTCACAATACACCGCGTCAATTTGCTTATAATCCGCTTCGATTCCTGCGCAAAAACAGGTAAAGTAGTTTATTACGTCTTCTGTATCTGTATTTTTGGCGTTCAAAGATTGCGCGCGTAACGTGTATATTTTCCAGTCTCGCGAAATTCCGGTTGCAGTAAAAGCATGTTTCGATCCGTTGCCGCCGAAGTCAACACCGATTTGAATTTTATAAAAGTCTAATTCTTCGCGCTTGTTCCGCGGCAGATTTTTCTTTTCGATATTAAACTTTTCGGGATTATTCGCGAATTGCCGGTAAATCAGCCCTTCGGCGACACATCGCTGGCCGAGAATATCCCGCCGATACCAAACACTATTTTTATCATACTGAGCCATGATTTCGTTTCGCCGTTGCTCA